CTGCTTTTGAGTCGTAATATCTCTCAAGAGCTATTTGGGCTTCTGGCGTTATTCCAAATGCGAAGTAGAAACTAATACGGGTTTGCCACTCAGGCTCTTCGTACCTCATCTCCATTCTTCCATATAATTCATCTCGATAGCGGTAATAAATGCTACCCATCTTTGGTATATATGGGGTGGCTCCTTTCCCGAGCCACCTATAAAATGCCCCGAACACCGGAACACCTCGCGTGCCAGCTAACCCGCACCCAGCCACTGAACCCAACCACTCATTATAAACTTTCTTAGAGTGGATTGGTTTAGTTGAGACCAAGTCGGAGTATAGTCTTTTGGATGGTCGTGGAACCATACAATACCCGTCAGGCAGTTTGATAGGTCGTGACTGACAAAATTCAACATCTTCCAAGTTTTCATAAATACCGTCTAAGGTCATGGTGAAACCCATGTTTTGAAACCACTCACTCATGTTGTCTAGGAACTGCTCCTTATGCTTTCTCTCAAGGATGATTACGCTGTCATCTCCGTCATTGAGGACCTCAACATGGCCTAGCAATTTGCGAGACCTGATGTACGTCCATAATAAAGCACACATGATTGTGATGTTACCCAATGATGTATTCATATCGCCGGACATTCGCCGTCCGTCTACATTGTATTTAATCTTCCCGTCTTTTCCATAATACCTGCCTTCATTCGTTAGGAGAAATTTTGACAAATAATCAAAATGCTCCAAATCCTCTCCAGCTGATAATTGTAGAAACATCTTATAGATGCTAAACTCAAACTTTAACATCGGTTGACTGACGTGTTGATCAAATCGTTTCGCGTCAACACATATGGCAATTGGATTGCTGAAGCTGCCCCACTTCTCAGCGATGGCAGCTCCACGCTCATGTAAGTTCATTCCTTTTGCCACGGTGCGACGACCGTCATTTGTTGAATCATAGATACTGTTGATCCCTTCATATACTAGTTCCTCCACTGCTTGTATATACCTACCCCACCTAACATTGAAACGCGGGCTGCGCGGCTGGATAGCTCTTGGAGCACCTCCTGCCTTCAAATACTCGTCCTTTACGAATATCTGTATGCGCCCATCTCGCACCTCTAAAGGTCGCGTCTTTAGAGATTCAATTGCTCTCTCGTAAATTCCCTTCTTCTGGCCGCTGTACTTGCTTAGAAACTCTAAGTCAGATACAGGAGCCACTTTTCCGTGTTCCCTAGCGAACTTATCCATACGAGACGAGAAACATCTGAGTGTTTCAAACACACCCTTTTCACCACCTTTCGGCGCTGGAGGAGATTGGTATTTTCCATCCAATTTTACGTAATAAACTCTCTCCAGGAGTGCATGTATGACCGTGTCCAGGTCATTGTTAGGCATATCCCAATGTGCGCCCTTTCCACCATCAACGGTGTAAAAGAGCCGATCGGCCTTTAGGCCTTTCAGGTGCCTGACTTCCTTCACGCGGACCCTATTGCCCAACTTAGCTGTTAACAACTGATCGTACAACTCCCATGGAACAGATGT